TCCATTTCGGCAATCCCGCTTCCAGCTGACCACCAATCCGGGGCTGAAGATCATCGCCACGGCACGCATCACGTCCTCGATCAGAGCCTGGTCGCCGATCCGCCCGTCAGGCCACGCGTCGTAGTGCTCGATAATGCCCGCCGGATTGACCTTCATGGCTTCCCAGATGATGGAATAGTCACCCGCCCACGCCATCACCCCGCTGTTCATGATGTTCGGGTTCAGGAAATCCCTCGTCATGGTGAATTGGTCCGAAAGCAGCGGCGCCAACGGGCCGGTAATGACCGTATCGAGGTCGAGATAAAGCGTCTGGCCGGTCAGCAGGCCTGGGCGGAACATCTCGATTTTCGACCACCAACCCGGCCAATCCGTTTCGAGCGGGATACGCTCACAATCCACGGCCACGTCCGAGAGGCACACGAACCGATGCGGTCGCTGCAGGTGTCGGGCCACCGCCCGCTGCAACCGTGCCACCCACGTCGCGTCGTAGCGCCCACCCGAGCGCAGGACGCAGGCGACCGTCAGCTGGCCCAATAGTCGATCTGCACCGGAACGCGCCAATCAGCGCCATCCCGATACCCTTTCTTGATGTCCGGTTCATCCATGATCGTAACAGTGCCTGTAGCAGCCGACAGCCGCAGGCCACTCGGGAACTGACCAGCGATGCGATCCGCCAAGCGCTCAGATGGAAAGGCGTAAACGTCGAGCTCACCGACCGCTGTCACCTGCAGGAACCCGTTCGATTTCACCAGCCGACGCCCCCCTTTCAGGGACGCATCACGCCGGCTTACCCGAACCACCTCAACGACAAGATACGGCCTGACCACGCTGGCGGGCTTGTCCTTGTTCTCCCAGACCACATCCGGGCAATCCGTCATCGCGACCAACCGCTGCCCGAGTGCTTGGGAAATGTCCGCTTCCTCGATCACGTCCGAACCTCCGCTTCCCGCGCACGTACAAAGTCCGAGAACCGGCGCGCGTTGAAGCCGACGTAGTGGCGCCCTGGAACCTCAGTCCTGCCGCCATCTTCCCGCTCGATCGAATAGCCGGTCTCCATCGGCAGGGCGTGCGGCGCGGTCCAGGCGAAGGTCATCACGTCGCCGATCTCAAAACTGGCAATCGCCACCACGTAGCTGTCGGAGTCGGGAGAGCCGCCATTGGTCGACAGGCTGTTGATCAGTTCCGCCTCGGCCACCGGGATCTTACCTACCTCCATCGTTCCGCCCTTGGTGACGCCAAGCTGGGGGGTCTGCGCGGCCTCGACTACATCCTGAATGGCCTCGGCGGCGACGTAGCGCATGTTCGCCTTGGTCATGTCGGCGAAATTTTTCAGTTGCGCGGTGAACGACTGCGCCATGGTCTATCCTTTCGGCAATTTAATGCGGTAGACGCCAATGCAGCGGCATCCGATGCTGTGCTTGGCCCCGCCGCGCGGGTCGTGGGGGTGGCTCATGCGGGTGCCGTCCGGAAACACGAAATCCTCGCCCACCTCGATGACGGTCCCGTCCATCGCCACATGATCCTCGCGGGGTTGCTGGCTGAGATTGTGCTGCCAGCGACAGGTGACGCTCTCGACCTTGCCGCTTTCCTTGACCTGCCGGTATCCTTCGTCCCGGCCTGCCGCTTGGGCGGTGAAGGCTTCGTTGCGTGCCACGGTGCGGCCCCGGTATCCTGCCGCTTTCACCTTGTAAGCCTCGATCGCCGCATCGACCTGAGCCGACGTCAGCGCCCGACCCTCTTTGATCGCAGTGCGAATGCTGGAATCGAAACGCCGGTCACTCAGCTTGTACCGCGGTTTCCAGCGCCCGGTGACCTGATCTCGGATGAAGAATTTGCGGATCTGGTTAGGGTCGCGCAGAAGCTGGCGGATGCTCATCATGTCGTCAATCTGCGGCTTGGTCAGTCCAATCACCCCACCGACACGCCGGTTGCCGACCGTGCGGCCCACCAGGTCACGGGCAAGGGCGTTCAGACTTCGGTTTTCCTCCAGCGCAGCCACAATCAGCCGCCGTGCGTTGCTGATCGCCTCGTCGGTGATATTGGTGATCAGCGCCCCCGCCTGGCGCTCCGCCAGCGCCACCGCACGCGGATGGCTGCCGTTGAAGCCGAACACCGCCGAAAGCCCCTTGGGCGCCTCGGTGACGGCCGACAGACCACCTGCAATGACGGCTTCGCGGATGGCGTTTTCGAGCGGGAACAGAACGCCCCGGTCGAGCCGGAACAGCTGCGCCGCCCGCTCAATTTCCCCTTGCTCCAGGAACCGGATCAGCGCCGCCTGATCAATATTGAGGCGGCCTTTGTCCATCGCCTCCCTGAAGGCCTCCCGAATAGCCTTGGTATGGCGCTGAAGCAGGCGTTCGATACGTCGCTGCTGGGCGGTACGGCGAGTTGGTCGGGCCATGTTAGGTGAGACTTGGCTTCACACACAGAGCAAGCGCCTGATCAGGTGTAAAGCCCTGTTTGATTGACGCATCAAAATGAATGCGGCGAATAGTTGCAATCATTCGAGCTTCTCTTTCTATAAGAGGTTGTAGCTCTGCCAGTTTTGCAAGGTTTGCTCGATCTGTGGCGGTGGCGATGACTTTGTGTGCTTCGTTGCTCATGGTGGTTCCTTCCATGTGAGATGACCCCGCAGACGATGCTGTGTGGCTCAGGTTGTGGGGTGGTGTTTTAGGGCTCGGCGTTCATAACTAAGCCCAAGTAGAACGCCGCCTCGATCGCCCGGTCCCATTCTTTGAAGATCGCAGGCGGGTAGTGCAACGCCAGGATGGCCTCCAGCACCCGGTCATTGTCCAGATGCTCCTGGACAAGCCATCGGTGGATGAAGGATTCGAGCGCGGCGATCTCGGCGGGCGTTGGCATTTAGTCGGCCAGTTTGATCTTGTGCAGCAGCGCCGTGCCCGCCGGTGCCACCGTATCCACGTCGGAGATTTCATGAAACACCGTGTCGGCGTCAACGTCCTGTTTTCGAACCCCGACCACGACCACGTCGCTCTTCAGGGGCACCACGTCGTCGGTCGGGTCCACCAAGAGGACCGTCATCGTCTTGCCGATCAGCGTCCCGTCTCTGTCCCGGATCTGCTTCTTGGTCTGCAACCCCGAGATCTCGTGCAGGGTTGGTTCACCGGTCCCGTTCGCCTCTGCATCCCACGGGTTGGACTCACCGGACGCCTTGCGCTTCAGCGTGCCGTAAAACCGACCTTCCCCTGTAGCCGTCGCGGCCCGCACGAGCCCGGCAGAGACTTTGGCCGCGATGCGGTCACCGCGGTTCATTATTCAGGCACCGGGCCAGCGGACAGCATGATTGGCGGATGCTGGCCGCTGCAGATGTCGGTGCCGATCAGCGTCACCCGGATCGAGGCGCCCGCGTTCAGCGCTGCCAGTTCCTCGGGATCCGGCTGCCAGGCTGTGACGATGGCTGGCAGGTGCTTGTCCTGCACGGTGTCATAGACGGCGGTGTCCTTGACTGGCAGGCCGAGATAGCCTTGGGATTTTCCGAGCAGGCGGGTGAAGCCAGGAATGCGCATGATCATCATTGGTCTGTTCCTCGTTTCGGTTGCCCGAACCTCTCATGAAATGCAGCCCAGGCAAGAGCAGTAGTTGCGGCGACGGGGCCGCGCTGTTGGCAGCCCTCGCAGTAGATATACCGGGCCGCGCGAGGCCCCCCAGCCAACAAAAAGGTGCCGATGGCCCCGCAGTAAGGGCAGGCCTCACTCATCGCCACGCCCAAGTCTGCCGCGCCCCCGGCTGGGTGCCGGTCAGGATCGGCGCGAGGCTTTCCAGCACGGAGCCATGCTTTGCCTCCTGCCTCGCCGTTCCAGCATATTCGGTCTCTTCCTCGTAGACGTCCACCTTCAGCCGGGTTCGCTTGATCCCGCCGCTGACCTCGGCATCCTGCGACAGTGGTCCGGTCACGGCCCGAGCCGCAAGTTCGCACGTCGCCCGGATCAGTTGCGGCGGCAGGGCCGGCAGATCGAAGCCGTCGTCGTCGCGCGCTTCGCTGCGGGGCCACTCCAGACCTTGCAGCCATCCCTTGCGCCGCCCCCGGTAGGAGGTCGACAACAGCGCATCGAGATAGCCAGAGGCCTCACGCGCCGCGCCCTCCTTGGCCTCGGCGGAAGCCGCATCCCAGGCCGTGTAAAACTCGGTGTGCTGACGGTTACCCCAAAAGGCATCAATCGCTGCGACGGTCGCATACGATTCCGCGCCCGAGATCCCTGCCCCGGTTTCAACGACCAATGCCATCAGCGTGTCACCTCCCGCTCAACGATCACCTTGCCCTGCAGCGCCCGCACGGTTGTGCCATCGCCGATCAGTTTCAGGTCATAGATAAATTCGACAAACCGCTCGGCGCGGTACGCCATGTCGCCAAAGACCAGCAATTCAGACAGATCATCTAGCAGGCCTGTGGTGTCTTGTGCGGTCATGGCAAGCGTCACCGTCCCGTCGGCGCCCAACGTAATCGACCCGTCAACTTCGCCGCCGGTGGATGTCAGATACGCCTCGGTCGAGGATGAAAAGTCGGCCCGGATCGCGAGCCGACCCTCATAATTTGAAACGTCGACCGCCGCCCCCTCCCCATCCAGGTAGACGAACGAAAACTGCCACGTCGCACCCTGAAGGATGTGAAGATCTTGGCGAACCGACATCAGCCTTGCGCCTGCTCACGCTTGGCGATTTCGGCTTTGATCGCCTCCACGGCTTCATCCTTGTTGGCCGTCGGCGTCTCGGCAAATTTGTCGGCCAGTTCCCGCAAGTCCTTTGCGGACAGATCGGCCCATCCCTCGGGGATCTCGACGGTCGTGCCTTGGCCGTCGCCCTGGTCTGGATCATTTTGCGCGCCTTTGAGGTCGGCTGCGTTTTCAGAAGATGCGCCGGCATCCTTGTTTGACAATGAGCCAGCCCCGGACGAACTCCGTGCGCGGTCTTCATAGCGCACATCGGGATTTTCGGGATCGGTCAGAAAGCCTTCTTTGAACAGACCGGCCACAAGATCATCGGGGATCTCGACGGTCGTGTCTTCGAAAGCGGTCTTGGTGCCGACGTTTTGCTCATCGGTGTACTCGAAGGTCTTCAGGATCAGACATTTCATGTCGGTTCTCCAAATTGGGGTTGAAGGCCGCGGACCCGAGGGCCCGCAGCAAGTCAAGCAGTCCTATCAGGCGGGCGGGTTGGCCGTGGGCCGCGTGTGGGGGTGACCCAAGATGCAGATGACGCTGATCGGGGCGCTGCCAGAGTTGGCAACCACGTCGTCAATCTCGATTGAGACGTACCGCTGACCGCCCTTGTAGCCGATCTTGCGCGTAACGCCGTCGTCATCGAACTGGAAACCAGCATCCGCCTCGGTCCCGATCAGGAACGTATCAGCGACCGCCGTGTGATTGCCCTGCGTTGCGTCCTCGCCGTCTTTGACCGTCACGGCCCAGGTTGCGTCCGCGTCGGCCAGAACGCCGGTGGCGATGATGAAGGTGACGGACTCATAGCCCGCCGTGTCGATGGCCGCGCTGACTGCGGCGGTGCCATCCGACACAACCACCGGCGCAATTGCGATAACCGGATGGATGTCATTGAAGAGATCACGGGAAGCCATGTCTCATACTCCTTTCAAGAGGTTTGGGAAATGGCGGGGCCGAAGTCCCGCCGAAAGTGTCAGCTTATGCTGCGCACTTCAGTTTCTTGATGGCCTCGGCCAATGTGACCTTGCCCGCCACGCGCTTGCGCATGATGTAGCGGATCTTGCCAGAAGTGGCCTGCGTGTAGGGATCACGCAGCATTTCCATCGCGAGACGGTCCACCCATGTGTAGGCGCGGCGGAAGTCGCCATAGGCAATCGGGAACGTCCCTGCGCCGGCGTTTTGCATGTCGGGCATTTCGACATAGGGGTCGCCGTCGATGGTGTTCGGGCGTCCCAAGGCGAGGCCGGGCATCCAGATGTAGTTCTTGTCGCCATCCTTGAGGCGACGCACCTGCCCCATGGTTGTCCGGTTCATCACAAAAGTGGCGTTCCGGGCGTAGGCGGTCTTGAGCGAATACTTCATCTGAAGCAGCCCATCCGCCTGGCCGTCGACGTCCGCGATGGTGGTCGCCGAACCGGAGTTTGTGAAGCCAACATCCGCGTGCTGCATGAAGCCCTGCGGCTTGCCGACGCCAGTGCCGTTCACGAAGGCCGCGCCTTCAGCAAGGGCGAACTGCTCCGCCGATTCCTCTTCGATCTCGGCCGGAATGTTGAAGACCGTATCTTCGAGCATCTGGTTGGTGATGTCGATCAGGGCGAACATTTCGTGGGTGGTGATCTCTTCGATCCCCCACGTCAGGCCCTCGGTTTCGGCCTTCGTGCCTTGCTCCGCAACCCACTGCGCCGCGAATTGGCCGGTGCGCTTCGGGATCTCTACCGACTTCATGCCGGTCTGACGGACGCGGGCCAACGAACGAACCGGACTGATCTCGGTAACCGCCTTGATGATGTCGCGCACCATGTCGACCGGAGCCAGGTAGCCGCCTTCCGTGTTGGTGCCGATGTTCAGAGCCTTGTACTCTTCGATCACGTCGGACAGAGCCTTTTGCTGCGCTTCGGGCAGGTTGGCCGTGCCTTGCTGGTGCGCCAGGACAACTGCCCGCGCCCAATCGCTGCGACCGGTCATCTTTTCTTCAGGCGACTGGTCTTTGTTGGTCGTGCGGTTGATTGCGGTTTCGAGGATGCCAAATTTCTTGTCCAGATCGGCCAGCGCTTCCTTGGTGCCGTCCAGCTGGGTCAGCTTCTGGTTGATGCCCTCGAACTTGTCCAAGGTGCCTTCGATCTTCTTCAGCTTGTCGTTGGTCACGACGTCATCGAATTTGCCTTCGATGCCTTTGAGGCGTTCGTCATTGGCCTTCTGGAACTCGCCCCAGGCACCCATGAACTCGCCGATGGCCTTCTTATCGAGGTCTTTGACGTCGTTGCCAGTTTCGTCTTTGCGCTCAAGCGGACGTGCGGGAGCGCGGGCCGTGGTGGCCCCGAATGAATGAGACATCGTGTCTCTCCTATTTTGAGGTTGTTGTCAGGCGCGCAGAAGTGCGGTTGCCTGTTGAAGAAGCTGGGAAAACCCAGCGTCATCACTTCCCTGTCCGGCGTCCCGCGCGGCCTTGTTCAGTGATTTGTAGCCGTCGGCGATGATCGCCTTGGCCTGTTGAGCGGTGAAACCAGCATCCCGCGTGAGATACCGCTCAAATTCGCGTTCGGTTGGAAGGCTGCCGTCGTGCTTGACCAGCGTGATGCCTGCCATCGCTTCCATTGGAAACGTGACCACCGAAATTTCCCGAAGATCCACAGCGAGCAGGCGACGAACGCCATTGTCTCGGTCGATCTCGTAACGCTTGGTCCTGTAGCCGATAGACAGGCCTTCGATGGCCCGCTCTTTCATCAGCTCGTGAACCTCCTTGCCGCGCTGGACGCTCAGAAAGAGCCGCCCTTTGACGAACAGACCCGTCGCGTCTTCGCGGATCTCAGTGTATTTTCCGATCACCTCGCGGGGGTCGTGATGGTAGAGCATCCGCACCTTTTCGGCGGGGATCTGGCTCAGGCTTTCCTTAAAGGCGCCTGCCATCATCATATCATCGCCCTGATCGACCACGTTGAAGTGGGACGCATACCCCTCAAATTCACCGTTTTCGGAGACCGCTTTGGTGTCGATCTGCAACGCGCCGCCAAGGTCGCCTTTGAAGAGGCCGTCCTTCAGTTCAAGCAGGTTATTCATCATCGTCATCCTCGTTTTCGGGGTCTGTGTCATCGTCATCGTCATCGTCAGGATCTACATCGTCGTCATCGAGGTCATCGAGAACCCGCATAGCTTCTTCCAGCACCTGCTTTTCGGTCATCGAAGGGTCGAACAGGCCCACGCTCTTCATGTACCGAAGCAGCGGCGTATAGCCGGTTGTTTCAACCGCGTTGACCAATGCCGTCAGAACCGAAGCGTCAAAGGACTGGATCGACCCTGCCTTGCGCGGACCATATTGCAGGGCCTCGCGCACTTCGTCGGCATCAAGAACACCCTTTTCAAGCAATTCGACGTGCGTTTTGCGCTTCGATTCCCGGCGAGGCTCCAGCGCCGGGATGCTGTCGAGATCAGGTGCCAGCTTTAGGCCATCCCCGAACATCGGAGTCAGCCAAGCGTTCAGCTCGGAAGTGACCGATTGCACAAGCGGCAGCACCGTCTCTTCGTAAAGCTCGACCTTCGCTTCCTTGACGTTGTTGTAGGTGGAGGACCCCCGAACAATCAGGATGTGCGGGACGCCCCAAGCCACGCAGATGTCGCGGGCGGCGTCCTGCTTGGACGCATCGAAATCCATGTCCTTTGGCGAGATCCCCATCTCTTCCCATTTGACGTTGCCGCCGAAAACCATCGGCTTGCCAGAATTTTTCGGCCCACCATGGCGTTTGTTCAGTTCGCGTTCGGCCTTTTCCAGCACGTCGTCAGGTGCGCTGATGACCTGTCCATCGGTAGTGATCGGCTGAAAGACCAATGCGCCCGACGGCCGGGCTCCATTGTCGAGCAGCGCCTTGTTGTGCGCTGACGCCGAATTGTGACGATCAATACCTTGACCGGCGGGCTCGACCCGGCTCAGACCATACCAGTCATCAAGTGGGTGAAACTCGCGCAGATGCAGGATGTCGCTTTCAAGCGTGACCTGATTGACTGGCCAAGTCTTTTTCTTTCCGGACATTTCGAACTGATAGGCAGATGGCAGCCCATACTGGCCGGGGATGACCTTCATGCGGTCCGGGCGTTGGGTCCAAAGCTCCTTTGGCGGCTTACCTTCGGGTCCGACCTTTTCGATATAGCTATTCCCGGCCAACATCAGATAGGTATAGACGGCCTCGAAGAAGAAGGCACCGCCCCGCCCTGGTGCCGGGCGCGCAAGCAGATCAAGCAATTCGTGCTCAGTGATCTCATTGCCCGCCTTATCGAAAAGCAACCAGCCCGGCACGGTTGCGCAAACAGAGATCATCTTGGCGCAGCGGTAGCCGATGGGATTGAGCTGATAGGCCTCTCTGCCAAAACTTGCATAATCCCGCGGCGTCCAAACGGGCAGCCCCACCCCGTAGGGCATGACAATGGATCCGGCCGCAGACGCCTTCGCCTCTTGCTGTGACCCGAACCATGTACGGGGGTTAAAAATGCTCATTAGGTTTCATCTCCGCCAACGTACCAGTGGAATGCTTTCTTTTGCACGATGGCGTTGAACGCACGGCTCGTGCTGTCGACATCATCGTCGTGCTCTGCCTCTGGAAAGCCTTCAAGAGAGCTGAACCACCGCTCGTTCCAGGCACCTCTGACCACAAAGACGTTTCCAGCTTCGGCTTGCGCCGAGAACCCGTTGAAGCGCGTGATCTTACTGCCAGTTTCGGTGCTTGACCGAACATTGAAGCCTGCCAAAAGTTTTACCAGCGTTGCAATTTGCGCTTTACCCGCCTGCCCCGGGTCTTGTGGAAGGTCGATTTGAACTTCTTTGCCGTCATCAATGGCTGTGTTCTTGAGTAACTTCTCAACACCAGCTGGACCGAGATGATCAGACGTGTTGTCTCCGACGAAATACCGGCCATCCGGAGTCTTGCCGACTTTCGTGCCGCTCGTCGCATCTGGGTCATTGCCTTCGGTCTTTGGCGTGCTGGCCAAATCCCAACCACGCACCCACTGAATATCCGCAGGAGCTGCATCGACAACTGTTACCCATCTTCGATTGAAATACAGACCTGCAGCGGGTCTGATTTTCCAGTTACCGCCCATCAACCGCTCGCGCTCCACGGTGGGAAGCGACATCAGCGATGCCATGTAGGATGGGTCAGCCTCCATCAAAGCGGCGTTGTCTGTCAGCTTTGCCGGAATGAAGGTCACAGACTTTGGCGGGATGGGGATGATTTGCCCGTTCGCATCAGGCATTTTGTGGTGCGCCAACTCGTCAGGATGATCCGCCCATGAAATCACATCGCCAACACGAACGAACCACCGGATTACACCGGCCCGCTCAGGGATCGGAAGCCCGGTATCCTGATTGATCCACCATGCAATAAACCGTGCAACCCAGCTATCCGCGTCCGGGTTGCACGTCGCCCGGATGTAAGGTCGGACCCCGCACATGGACCGGTTACGAGAGACCATGTACCAGAACTGTTTCTCGCTGAAGTGCGTCAGCTCATCGAACCCGATCAACGGGATCTGCGACCCCTGCCAATCCAGAACTGTCTTGTCGTACTCCAGGTGGGCGAATGAAACAGTCGCTCCAGATGGGAACCGCCACTGCAAGTTGTGAGACCGTGGCGCCGCGCCGATAACCGAATAGAGCTTTTCGCTCTCATCCCAAAGCCCGCCTTCGTTTCGCACCTGAACAGTGGAGCGCCGGAAGAACACAGCGCCAAAGCCCCTGTTCGCCGTATGGCGCAGCGGCTCGAGCAAGAGCGCCCAAGTCTTCCCACCGCCAGCACCGCCCCCATATATCGCAATGTCAGCGGGTGAGCTTAGGAAGTTTTCCTGTGGACCGGGCTGCGGCCTGATTGCCCTAATCGCGCCCATTGTCTGGAAGTTGATACACGGTCACTTGTTGCTCCGGCATCGGGTTTTCCGGATCGTTGCCGTGGATTTTCTTGTCAGCCAAACCCAGCTCGCGGGCGATGATATTCGGGTTAAGCAAGTCCGCCGACGCCCCTTCGAACTTCTGAGCGAAGATAATCGCTTCTGTTCGCGTAATGATGTCAGACAAGTCGGCACGGGTTTTCTTCCATTCGTCCCACGTTGTGCGGGTCACGTCGATGAATAGGCACATGGCGCTGATCGTCATGGCGCGCATTTTGGAGACTGGTTCGTGCTTTGAGTCACCCATGTAAGTTACAAGCCGGTCCTCATACAAAGGATTGTCATGCACCCAATTAAAATACTGGACACAAGCATCCCACAGGTCATCTGCACTTTCGAACTTGGGCTTCACACCATGTGTGCTGCGGGCTTCCCAGAACTTGTTGCCTGCCGTGAAGCGTCCTGTCTTGGGGTCTTTTCCTGTCATAGGTCTCTCACGGTGTTGTCACGATATGATGCTGAATGAGCGAAAAAGCGGCCAAATCAGCCTGATTTCAACCTTTGGTAAGTCTAGCCTCGGTGATTTCGGAGACCTTTGACGCTCATAATCAATCTTTGGTTGTGAAATTGTGGCGAGGGGGCCTGCCGCCGCTCCCCCCTCGCCTACGCCTCAACAACCAGTCACCCGAGGGGATGTCTGCTAACTGGCTGGAGGCGATCTCTGAATGACTGCGGGGGCGCGCTGATCCGACAGCCCGCCCCCGACTTCAAGCCCGGCTCACCCCATTGGGGTCGGATGGCTCTCTCTCGCGGTGTATTCTGGTTGCGCGGGATGGATTTGAACCACCGACCTCCAGGTTATGAGCCTGGCGGGATACCTCTTCCCCACCGCGCCAATTCGGCCCCGTTTAGAGCGACCAACCAAGAGCTTGATCGCTCAGGGGGGAGAACCCGGGCACAGATGCGCCTTGCCGCAATCTGTCAAGTTGAATGGCAAAAGTCAAAAAGAAGCTGCGATAACCGATACATATTAGGCGGTAATCTTGCAGGCTGTTGTTTTATAGCGATTTAAAATCACTACATACTTGCGCTAGATATCTTTTTTCACTATATTTGTGGTACAGGGCAATGAAGCCCGCCCCTAGTGGAGAGACAAATGCACAACCAATCCCCCCGAACCGTCCTCTTTCCAGAATACCCGGAGACGAGGAAAACGGCCATGAAGCGCCTGAACGTCACGCTCACGGCGGCGCAGATCGCGGCACAGTTGCGGCATGGATATTTCGGCCCGAAACCGCGGATTGGCGCCGCCGACCTTCGCGCCTCGATCAGATACTACGAGCGCGGCTACTGCATGCCCGCCGACACCTTCGCGGCCATCTGCGATTACATCGAAAGCCGGTTCGCGGACGGAGGCGAAACCGACATTCGCAACATGGACGATGCGCACCGTCAGATGATGTTCGCCGGCATCGCCGCCGAAGCCCGGCACGACAGCGAACTCTACCGCGCCCAGCTGAACGCGAGGGCGGCAGCATGATCCCGAATAGCATCACCACCGGCGAGGCACTTAGCAGCCTCGCCGCGCTCGAATACCAACTTTGGGTGATCATCGTCCTGCTCTTGGTTCTTGCAGCAAGGGAGCAGCTGTCATGATCCCCAACGGTATCCCTGCCAGCGAAACACTGGCCAGCTTTATCGCATCTGAACACATCGTTGAGCTGGAAATCGCGCCAGTGAAGGACGCGATCAAACTCTGCTCCCAAGGCTCAGACATTTGCGTCTGTTCGCCAGAGGATGCTCAATTCTGGTCGATCTATGGCCGCACCAAGGAAGGCTTCGCCACCTTGCTGCACGACATCTCAGATCAAGAAGAGCCGGGACCAATCATCCAGTGGCTGCATGACACGACGAAACTGCCGGTGGCATTTTTCAGCGACCGCCTCCGGTCCCGAGACGCCATGCCGACATTGGCGCTGGCCGAATGGCTGACCGAAACGATCCACGACGAAATTCCCGGCGTCGATGACGCGGCGGATTTCCGGGACGACGATTTTGAAAACCATGCCCTGGCCCCGCTTCGCGAAAGCCTTTGCCTCGCCTGCGGCTACAACGGCGACCCCATCACCCACCCGTTCGCAGATCCAGACTTCAACAACGAGTGACCTTGAAAGGAAAACCTATGCCCAACCATGTGATCAACCGCCTGACTGCCAGCCCTGAAATCCTCGACGCCCTAAAAGGCAATGGTGACGTCGATTTCAACGCGCTGATACCAATGCCGAAAATCCTCAAGCACACAGCTTCCGGTTCTCGCGATTTCGATGGCGTCAAACATAAGAACTGGTTCATCGAGAACCCAGAAGCGCCGTTTCGAGATCAAGTTAAGCGCGCCTTCACGGATGAAGAAATTCAGGTCTTACAGCAGATCGGGTTCTCCAGTTGGTACGATTGGTCGATCGAAAAATGGGGCGTCAAATGGAACGCATACGCGATCAATCGGACAGAAACTGATGTCACGTTCCAAACGGCCTGGAGCAGTCCAAAGGAAGTATTCGAGGCTCTGTCTGGACGTTTCCCTGATGAAGAGATCCGCGTCGAGTTTGCTGACGAGGACATTGGATCCAATTGCGGTACGGCAACATACCGTTGGGGAAATCTGGTGGATTTCAGCGCGGGTAACGTTGATTTCGCCCACGATATGTGGGGCCATGATGAAGAGACCCGCGCTGAAATGGCCGCTGATCATGCGGAGGACGGCCAATGAAAACGCCACCTTTCACAATTCAGACGAATGCCTATCAGACCCGTATCGGAAAGCCCTGCGTGGCCGGAGCCTATTTCCCCAAGACCGAGGACGGAGACGAGGTGGGTGTTTACGCAACGCCCGGGACTTTCAAGGCAGACGGAATTGGACGGATCTCGGTGATGGTCAACCTCGGAGTGGCCGAGCTGACGATCGAGGAAGCGCGGGCGCTTGCCGACACAATCACCTTTCACGTCAACCAGATCGAGCGGGGGCAAAAGGCATGACCCATCCCAAAACCGAGGTTTACTGTGACAGCGGAGACGGCACCGCGTTGACAGCCCATCACAGCTGGAACGCAGTTCATGCCTGCGTGGACTCCCATCTGTTGGTTCTGTCATCGGCGTCCGCAGAGGCCTTCGGGCTCGCCTTACTCCAGCTGGCCCAAAAGGCGAAAGCACAGCCGAATGCTGAACGGACCAACGACGACCGTGTGGCCGAGTTTTCGCTGCAATTGGACCTGTTTCACGCTCTGACCGGCGTCGACCACGCACCGTATGCCGACGGCCCGGAGACAGCCGTTTCTGACCTTCTGGCCCACGCCATGCATTACTGCGCGGCGCATGGGTTGGACTTCCAGGCCTGCGTCGATCGCGGGACCGGTCATTTCACCACCGAGGCGGCCGAGGAAAGGGGGTGTCATGTTTGAGGCACTTGACCCCTACCCGCCCGTCGCGGCCGCGCTGGTCGCCGCCAACTGCGCTCACCTGAAAGGAGACACCGCATGACCAACCAGACCAAAATCGAATGGACGGACTTCACGGTCAATTTCTGGGAGGGCTGTCAGAAGGTCGGACCAGGTTGCGACCACTGCTATGCCGAGGCGCGCGATGTGCGGTTCACCGGCGGATCGCATTGGGGGCCGGGCGCACCGCGCCGCAAGGTCAAAGGCGGGATCGCTAAGCTGCGAAAGATCAACCGGGATGCGCCGACGTTCCACGAGGCGCACAGCCACTGGCCGCGCGTCTTCTGTTCCAGCCTGTCGGACGTGTTCGACAACGCGGTTAACCCAGCATGGCGAGCCGAGGCATTTCGCGAAATTGCGCTGGCCGAAAACGTCCGTGTCCAATTGCTGACCAAGCGCGTTGGCAACGTCGAAAAGATGGTGCCGGACAGTTGGTTTGAGGCCGGATGGCCCGCCCACGTCGGCCTGATGATCACGGTCGTAAACCAGGCCGAGGCAAACCGGGACATTCCGAAGCTGCTGGACCTGAAAGCGCGGCTGGGGATCCCTTGGGTAGGTTTGAGCATGGAACCGCTGCTGGGGCCGGTGGACCTCAAAGAATGGTTTGGCTCAGCGCCATACCTGCCCGGTGCTTCTACCCATGTAGGAACCGATGGTTTTGAGCGCCAAGATATAGGTGGCTTAATCCTTGATGGCGTCGACTGGATCATCGTCGGCGGCGAAAGCGGCCCGCACGCGCGCCCGATGCACCCCGATTGGGTGCGGTCATTGCGCGACCAGTGCGCGGCTGCTGGCACGCCGTTCCTATTCAAGCAGTGGGGCGAGTGGATGCCGCGTGATCGGTGCCTGCCAATTCTACCAGAGGATCTGACGGTCTGGCCGAATGGCAAGACTGGCGGCGGTATAGGCTCGGCAAACGAAAATGGTGGGCCCGGCTGGCCATCCATCAAAGTCGGCAAGAAGCGCGCCGGTCGCCTGCTGGACGGGATCGAACACAACGGGTTTCCGGGGGCGCTGGCATGAGCAAACAGAACCCCGCCATCGTCACCTGCACCATCTGCGGCAAGCAGACCACCGGTGCCAAAGCAATGCAGGCGCACCTTCGGGACAAGCACCAGCTGACCGGTCGGAGGGCGCACCTGATTGCCAATCCCCGCGACAAGCAGGCTCGTGACAACCACCGGCTGCCGAAGTACAGGCCTGCGCCGCTGGTTCGCCCCGCAAGAAATCTGGATGATGATTTTGAGGTGATCGAATGAGTGTGTCAGAAGCCAAGATCAAGCGCTTCATCGGTTGGGCCGAAGGTCAGGGAGGCGAGAGCGTTCCGCTCACCAATGAATACGAGATCGCCCGGATCAAGCACAAGGGCGGCACCTTTGTCCTATACGTCAACAAAAAGGGCGGCTTGTCGTTCTCTGACAGCGCGGCCCGGCGCGCATGGGCTGCGTTCCTGGAGGGTAAGGCTTGGCCGATGAACGTCAGGCACAAGCGCAGCAAGACCGAGGCGAAAGTTGCGCGGCTCCGCGAACGCGACGGTGACGCCTGTTTCTTCTGCGGCGATCCGTTCAGCCTCCAGAACCCGCCCACCCTCGAACATCTGCTGTCGATCGTCCACGGCGGCAGCAACGTCATCGCGAACCTCGCCCTCGCTTGCGAGCCCTGCAACCAAGAGGTCGGCTCGATGGACGTCGCCGACAAGATAAAATTCCGGGATCAGAAAAGGAGATCACATGACCAGCTTGACCGAACTGCATAAAGAGGCCGCAAGGCTGACCGCCCAGATCAAGGCGGAGGAGGAAGCCAGAGACAAGACGCTGAAAGACCTCACAGCGCAGCGCCGTGCTTGCCGCGAGGCGATCAGCATGGCCGGATCCGCCCTGGATCTCGAGAAGATCAAACTGGCCGAGCAGGTGATATACGTGCGGGGCTCTTTCAAGGAAGCGGGCGATGATCGGCACTTCACCGTGAATAAGGCCATCTCCGTACTGACATCAGACAGCGGGCGGTTCCTCTGGCGCGAATATGTCGGCACAAAGAGTTATGACCGCTGGCACGGGCAGTACATCGACGCGCCATACGGCATGGGTCCGACCCATGGCCATGTGATCTTCGCCATCGGTTTGAACCAATCCATTCGTGATCACCGCGCATGCGGAAATCTGACACCGGAAGAGATTGAGGCATGCCTTTACTATTTGGGGGCGCTCGAGTTGATCCAGGAGTCGAAGGCTGCGGCAGCCTGATCGAAACCAGACGTTCTCCAACACTTGAGACCCTGCAAGCCAATAAACTTGCAGGGTTTTTCATTTTCCACTGTCCAAAAGTAGTGAAAATCTCTACAAATAGCATACAGGGCAATGAAGCCCCGCCTTTTTGGAGAGAAGTATGAACGCTCACACGCAGCTTATCCCCCGCAGTTCCATCGAACACCTGTGCAAGCACCGCGACCTCGCCTTGGCGAAAATGCGCGAAAGCGCCGAAGCCTTGGCTGCGGCATACGAGATCGGGACCGAGGCCAACCGGCTTGCCTCAATCTCATATGTCGGCCAGGCACCATCCGGTCGGCCCGGCGACGACGGTGCTTTTGGAGCCCTGTTCCCCAGCGCCGCCTTCGATCTGGAAAAATCGCTCGAAGCCTACCGGAAGCACATCGACCGCCGGATCTGGAACCACCTGCTGAACCAGATGGGAATCCGCAAGATGATGGATGCGGAAGGGCTCAAGGAGTTGAACGATTCCATCAGGTCCGACGTGCCCGAGGCAACAGCCGACAACGTGCGCGCCACCCTCCAGACCCTTCACGGCGACACCGATATGATTTTCCGGCGTGGACTGGTTAACTGCTTTGCCAAGCTGGATCGGCGCTTCAAGAGCCATGACGGGTTCAGGATCGGCAGCCGCATCATCATCGACCGGGCATTCAGTGACATGAGCGGCAGCACCAATTACGGCAGCACATGGGACACGATTGCCGACGTCGAGCGGGTGCTGGCCGTCCTCGATGACAAAAATCCCGAAGGCTCAAATGCACTCCGCGCCGCGGTCGACCGTGACCGGCGCGGCCACTACGGGCCACAGCAGTCACAGACCGAAACCGCATATTTCAGGATCGACGGCTTCAAGAACGGCAATGCGCACCTCTGGTTCACCCGTGACGATCTGGTGAAGAAGGCCAACCTGATCTTGGCCGAGCATTACGGCGAGGTTCTGGCAGACGCCTACGACGAGGGCGACGGCGAAGCTGACCTGTTCAACAAATCGACCGAGCTATCCAAAGACCTGCAATTCTACCCGACCCCGCCCGAGGTAGTGGAACAAATGATCTATGGGTGCAGTTTCAAGAACATTGATCTGAAGGGGCGCAAGGTGCTGGAGCCGTCGGCTGGACAGGGCGCCATTGCCCTACACGCCGCCGAGAAGGGCGCGCATGTCACAGCGATCGAGGTCAACCCTGACCACTGCGCCGTGATGAAAAGCCGAGCCGGCCGCATGGCTGCCGAAGGCACGTTGCGGATTGCTCAGGCCAATTTTCTGAAGGTCACGCCGCAGGCGAAATATGAGTTCGTCCTGATGAACCCGCCGTTCTACGGCACGCACTACATGGATCACGTCAGGCACGCCTTCGAGTTTCTGGCACCGGGCGGTATGCTGATCGCTATCCTCCCAGCTTCCGCCCAGGTCAACGAGAGCCGGAAGCACAACGCCTTCCGCAAATGGGCTTGGGATCACAACGATCTGGGATGGGCCGGGCCGTTCCGCGATCTGCCGCCGGAATCCTTCAAGGCGAGCGGAACCATGATCCAGACGGTAACGCTACATCTCAGAAAGCCGTCATAAGAGCTTGGGGCCGTTTACTATTTTCGGCCCCACATTTCTTTTTTGGTGTACAATGTAGCGATAATCGCTATGTTTATCCCATAGGGCAATGAAGCCCGACCAATTTTGGAGAGAAACCCGTGAAAACCATCGCCCTAGATTTCATCATGCTGCACGGCGGCAACGTGTTCGCCATCGTGGGCTTTGCCATGATCCTGTTCGGCGCTGTTGGCACCTACCGCGAGGCCAAGCGCCTCAAAGACGATCAAGGCGAGGGCTGAGAATAAATGGGGCAAAATATGAAAAACCTAAATCTCCTGAAAAAAGCACTGGCGTACAATCCAGATACCGGAATTTTTACTTGGAAGGTTCGTGTAAACGGCAGGGTGCCAGCAGGTCAAATTGCCGGTTCATTAGATAAGGACGGCTATTTGGTAATTCAGTTCAAGGGACTGCGTTACAAACTCCATAGGCTCGCCTTTGCCTATATGGGAAAGCCGGTTCCAAAACTCGTTGATCACAAGAACCGCATAAAAAGCGACAACCGGTGGAAAAACCTAAGGCCAATCTCGTCTTCCGGGAACGCTCTGAATTCTGAATATTCCGCTCCAAATGCCACAGGATTTGCTGGGGTCCAAAAGAGCAGGAATAAGTTTCGCGCCGACATCAAGCTCGCAGGTAAGAAAATCAATCTCGGAACATTTGACACCGCTGAAAAAGCGGCAATTGCGTACTCAAAAGCCAAAAAAAACCTTCATGGGAAAGCCATGGGGGCCTGACCGAAGACACCTAAAATTCACATCTAAATTCCAACCAAAGGAGAAAATCACATGCTAGATCGTTCCACCCTTTCCGAAGAGATCGAAGCCGATCCGGTTGCCTGCTTCATCGAACACGCCGGCGGCACCACCGACACGCTGCTCCAGCGGATCCCGACCCATATGCAGCCGGGGCTGGTCCGATACCTGTTGCTGGGTATCAAGCCGGGCAGCTTCCTCCTGTCGGTTCTCGCAGGCGAAAAGGAACTGGCCGAGCGCCGCGCCGATGCGGTGAACACCTGCATCATCCCGACGTATTTTGCCCATCTCGCCCAGGAGTGGCCGCAGGACAGCTGGGGATCGTCGGACAAAGTGCGCGGATGGGTCGAGCGTGGCGGCAAGATGGGAAGGGAGATTGCAAATGCCTGATCGGACGCATTGCCAACTGACCGTCTACGGGCGACCGACGCAGGACGCATACGACGCACTGTCGAAGGTTTGCGCGCCCTTCACTGACGAGATCGACGCCAACAGCTTTTCGTTTCCGGAAATGGCCTACGGCCAAATGCCGGATGAAGTGGTCGAGGCGCTTTCCGAAATCGACGTCGCGTATATTTGGGACATTTCGGCCGACTATGGCACCCCGCCGAAATGGAACTACCGCTTGGCAGACGGGTCAGAAGGATCCTTCGCGACGTCGGAGGGTGAAGTCGTCCTCTCTCTGGTCCAGATGGAAAACAAGGAAATCCTGAAACGGGCCAAGGACGTCACGGCAATGTCGGCCGAGAATGACTTCAGGATCGTCGGCGACACGTCGGTCACGCTCTCATACCGCGAACACGCCACGATGCTTGCCGCGCTGCGCTTTTGGCAAAGGTCAGGCTTGGGCGACGGTACAAGGGATCTGGTCGACGGCCTCCCCTATCACCAACGGGACATTGCGACCGACGACGGCACGCTGGACCCCCTCACCGTCGAAGAGATCGACGCACTCTGCGAGCGGATCAACTGATGTCGTTTCAGCTGGATATGTTCGGGATCCTCGAGCCCAAGCCAGCGCCGCGCCCCTACGTCCCGCCGGTCACGCGGGACGTGGAAACGCGGGCCTACGGCGGCAGCGTTCTTGCGATCGAGGAAGGACAGCCGGATCCAGTGGAGATCGACGTGGACGGCACGCCCTGCGTGATCAAATTCGGCTTCGGCTGGTCGACATATGTGGTCAACGGTCCCGGCAGCCTGTTCTGGTCGGAGACGGGTTTTCGGTCCTTCGCAACTGGCGGTGGATCCCCAGATGAAATTGACCAAATCCGCGAGGCAATCCGCCGATACATCGCCGCGCCACCTAAAGACGGCAATGGGATGGGCGGCAAGCTGGTGCCGTGGTGGCCGAGTTACATCAATCAATGGCGCAATAGCCTGGCTTTCGAGTTGCGATGCCCCAGAGAGGATACTTGGGCGCAATGGGGGCCGGAAAAACACGCAGAGTGCTGGGCGGACCACGACGCCAAACAGGCCGAAGCGATCGCGCAGATGGAGGCCGACGGGATCGACCCCAACGACGTCGGACCGCCAGCGCACTTCAAAGGTCAGTGGCCGACATTCGGGCCTGACCTCTTCAACAGAAAGGACACCTAAGATGCCGCACCCAACTCCAACCGAAGAGGGCTTTTATTGGGCCAAGCTAGTTCACCCGCGCAGGATGCCGGAAGGTGAAGATTGGGCTTCGGTGAATTATGAGGTTGTCCAAGTATCAGACAACAACGGCACGGGCGAAGATCAGTGGCGGGTCTACGTTGCAGGTATTGAACCGGGCCAGATGATCGACGCATTTATCTGGGGGCCTCGCGTCCCTGATTTTAAATCACAGTAAAGGACGGACCATGACCGACCCAGAAAAGGAACTGCGCGCCAGCTGGACCGCCGAAGGTGTACCGCAGGAGCGTCAGGATCAGATGATCGCTCAGATCGTAGCCAAGGCGCAGCCCGGCGCAATGGTTGGCCCCTTTCGGATACCGGATCGCGCGCCCCTCAGAACTGAGATGACCGAAGCCGGTGAGCAGACTGTCATCCCCGGATGCGAGCGCGACGATCCCCGCACCGGCGCCAAGCAGTTGAGCCTGTTCTGATGGATCCAGCCCTGCACGAAAACGGCACCGCCTGCCCCGCCTGCGCCCTTCGACGCGAAGAGGCAAACCGGAAGTTCTCCGGCCCCGCAAACGTCCCTTGCAACAACTGTGGCGACACAGGGAGGGTATCGGCTGGCGCCCATGCTGTTGCTCATGCAAACGTCACATGGGCCCGCGCTCATTATTGGCCCGAACGGGAACGACGTTGGCGAATACAGAACGAAGGGGTATAGGTCTCACCCGTCCGACCACCCTACCCCCCAAATATCAGACAACGCGCCCCACGACCCCTTCCAGGCGCCCCACCGGAGAAAAAAATGGCCTTCACCCAGATCAAGATGACACCCGCAGAGTTTCGCGAGGCGCGGCTGGCGTTCGGGCTGTCCAGAAAGGAACTGAGCCGAGAGCTGAACGTCAGCTTCGACGCCATCAAGAAGTGGGAAGATGACAATGGCTACGGGCCTCACCCGACAGCGATCATCGCCATGATTTGGTTTCGAGAGGGGTTTCGCCCGAAGGGTTCGGTTTTGCCCAAGGTCGATGCGGAGGCAGGTGGTCGGTAATCTCGATCGTATCCAGGTCGACCGACGTGCGCAGATATTCACGAAGCCATTCCAGCGCGACCACCCATCTCGTGTAATCCGCCCTGGCTGTCCGGATCTCCTGCGGATGGAGCGACCAGACGCAGGGGCACCAGCTTTCCTCCACCTTCACGCGCCGACGGATCTTGTGTTTCGGGTTTTTCGGGTGTGGCGTCTCGACATACCGATTGTACCGGCGGATCACCACGCTCTTGCCCATCGGCTTCATCGCGAAACCGCGCCGGGGCATCCATTCGGCAGGTTCCATCTTTGCGACAGCACCCGGCATCCAGTCTGGCACCCGCCCGGCGCGGGCATGCTCTGCCACCGAGATGGCCAGGCGGATCCGGCCGGGCATCATGGCAAGCCTCGTCAATCCAGCCGCGATCAGATCAGCATCACGGTGCGGGAAACTCCGCCCACCGCCGTCAATCCGAATCCCACCCAGCTTCATGCGCTGCATCAGGACGTATTCTGTGCCGATCGCCTTGACGTGTTCGGCCTTCCCGTCGTTGAGATCCAGCTGGGCACACTCGGTCATGAACGCCCACTCCAGCGCCATACGAACCGACAACTGACGCTTATCGAGGGCCATATTGTTCCTCCGCCCATGCTTGGATCTGACTGCGCAGCGGTTCCGGCAGATCCGCAGGTAAAATCGCGACGACGCCGGTTTCGAGCCAAGCGCGGCGGCGAAGTCTTTCGATCCGGCTCCAGACCTCCCAATCAGTCGGCGGGGTATCGGGCATTGCCGATCGGTAAATTGGGCTGATGCGCGCTTGGCCCCTCATTCCGTCGGCCCCCAACCTGGATAGACTGGATGATCACCACGCGCATAGGTGAGATACCCGATCCAGATTCCATCCTCGACCTTGACCCGACGATACTGCGCAGAGCCATTCGCGCAGTTGATATGCAGAACATCTTCGGAGAAATAGAGGGCATCCGAAGCAACAGCCGGATCGACGCGGATTTGTTTCGGCCAAAACGAAACGGCATACAGGCGGCGGACCCCATTTTCTATGCGCTCTTGAAATTTCATCTCATGGTTTTTCACTTCGCTGCCCCCTTCTGAAATTCGATTTTCATGTTCGCAATCCTGTGCCTGTCCTGTTCCGTGTAGGGTTTGACGACAACACCGGGCGGTGGGTTGAACAGCATCTGAGCGAAGCCCTCCAATTCCTCCAGCGTTGAAATCCGATCTAACTGATCACTCACGGCGGTCACCCGTTGGCCCTCTTCATGGCTTTCGTCTGGAGGCCCAACGCCTTCAGGTGACGAACAACGGACCGTTCGGAAATGCCAAGTCGCCGCGCCAGCTCTGCTCCGCTGATGTCATTCGTGAAGGCCGCTTTGACCCTTGCGAGTTCGTCAGCGCCTCCATTTTTCATGTGAGTTTCCGAGCGGGAGAAATGCAGCCCCTGCGAGGACGCATCGGCATAGACCTGGTGGATCTTGACGTTGAGAAGAGAGGAAATCTCTTCCGCGGTCATGCCAGCGTTATAGTGTTTCGCGACCGCAGCGCGCCGTTTCTGAACCCTCTCGGATCGACCTTTCGAGGCTGCGCTACCGGCCCATCTGGTCTTCTCGACATCTTTCGAAACGAGGTGTTTTCCGTCCCACTCATACCCAGGATGCCAGGTCGCGCCGTTCGCGCATTTGGTGACGCCTTGTTTCTCGATATGTTGGTCGATCAGGGCCCGCTCTGCGGTTGTGATGATGTCCGTCATAGTAGCGACCCTTGAATGATTTTCCCTTGCTCATCTTTTTGAACACCTTGGTCGCGCTCGATCCTTTGGAGTGCGAGGTGCGCATAGTCAGGGTTCAGTTCGATCAGGGTGGCGTCCATTTGCATCCGGTCGGCCACCAGCCCGGTTGTGCCTGCGCCGCCGAAAGGGTCGAGGACGGCACCACCAGGCGGGCACCCGGCAGCGAGGCAACGCTCAACCAGTTCGGGAGGAAAGGTCGCAAAGTGCGCGTCTTTGAATGGCTTGGTGGCGATCTTCCAGACCTGGACCGGGGCTGGCTCATAGTTGCGAAGATTGCGGCCGTTTTCGATTTGCTCGGCCTTCTCCATCTGGTCCCAACGCTCGTTGAAACCGGCGTGACGGCGGGAGTGGCCGCGCTGCTTGTCCTTCTTTGGACCGCCTACCGCCTTCATGGTCCCATTGGTCTTGCCGCCAGCGTGGGCGCGGTCGGATCCAACCTGACTGTCGACATCTTGCGAATGGCGTTTCAAAGACGACTCTGCCGCGCCCTGTCTCACCTCCCCCGCGTCGTAGAAATACCGGGGCGCCTTCGTGAACATGAAAACCTTCTCATGCGCGGTTGCAGGCCGGTCGCGGATGCTTTCCGGCATCGGGTTCGGCTTGGCCCAAATGATTTCAGACCGGACCCACCAGCCCCATTCCTGCATTGCGATGGCGAAACGGTTCGGCACCATGCACAGGTCTTTGGGTTTGAGATAGCCGCCAGAAATTACACGGCCTTTATGTGCAGCCTGCCCATTGGAGCCCTTGTTATTTGTCCGCCCGCGCCGATCCTGGGCTTCATGATCAGGTGAAAAGATTGGACCCACCGTGGAGAAAGGTTTGTCGCGGAACGTCCGGTCATCACCTCCGGCAGCCTTTGTGTCGGCAGCACTTCTTCCGTTCGGCGTGGTCGCATAGCAATCGCCATAGTTGACCCAGAGCGTACCTGTGTCCTTGAGAACGCGATGGATCTCAGCAAAGACGGTCAACATCACATCCAAGTGCTCAGCCAGCGTGGGTTCCAAACCGATCTGGCCTTCAACACCATAGTCGCGAAGTCCCCAATAGGGCGGCGACGTGACCACGCAATCAAAAGTCTCGTCAGGAATTTCGCGCAGGCGATCCATAACGTCGCCAATGAGAACAATTACCGTCATTCTGCAGCCACCCGCAGCGGGGTTTGACCGTTCTCGTGCCTCTGCAGGGCGATCTCAGCGGTGCGAATAGGTTCCATCTCGGTCTTGATGCGCGCAGCAATCTGCCCAGGTAGAGGTTTCCTTGCGCAGTTCGGGTTGTTCGGGCCGATCCACCAAATGCAGGCATCGTGCAATGCCCACTCCGGAGGGTTGCCGATAATTTCCAGCCAGTCGTTGGCGACATCGGCGGCCTGCCCCGCTGGCAATGGGCTGACGAAATAATGGTTCAGCAGTGACACGACGCGCTTCGCAACGGTCCGATCACAGGCGGGTTCACTCGCCACTCCCAGAACCGCCTTTGCCTGTGCGGCTTCAGTTTCGTCGGCGAAGGGCCGCGTCAAGAAATGCGTCTGCTTGTGCCTGATGGACGTTACCGCCAGCCGGGCCGCGCCGAGGGTTGTGGGGTGTGATATTTCCGTTGCCATCGACGGCCTCCATCTTTGGTGTTTTGCTGTTGCGCATCCAGTTCCGCCAGGTCGCTTTCCAGTCGGATTTCCGACCGGGTGCGCCGGGTTTCGCAATCCAGTAATCTTTGAACTTTGCGGCTTCTTCTCGGATGGCATCGACCGCCCATCCCTCAGAGACAGCCCAATCGCCCCATTCTTTCGGCAGGTGCCAATCGTCGGCGAGACGTGTCCCGCGTGGGTTCGACCTTGTGGTCGTCTTTGGATCAGATATTGCCGGAAGGATTTCAGGATCGGTCTTTTTTGAAGAACCGTTAGGTTCTTCTTTTCCTAATGGTTCTGGTTCTGGTTCTGGTATGGTTTCGATTGGGTTTTCGTTTTCAAAACCATTGGCTTTTGCTAAGTCTTTGTTTTTCGACAATACAGGCCTTCCGCCCTTGGCACCGTTTTTCCGGTTCTTGTCGATTTTTTCTTGCGTGTTTTGCCAAATTTCCAAGACCTTTTTCTGCGAAATCTCGTCGCGTTCGAAGATCAACATGGGCGCGATCCTGGCCTTGGTGCGCTTCCATTTTGCCGCCGACAATCCGGTGATCCGGGCATTGTCACGGTCATCGTCTGGCACCCATCCATTGCGCCGCCACATCGCTGCAATCAGCAGCAGATAGGCACCGTGTTCCTCGGTACTCAGGTGGGTCGTATCTGCGATGTAAGCATCCCAGAACATCGGCATTGATGGGGCTTGGCTCATATCAGTCCATCCGCGACATGGGACCGGTCGTCGTAGACGTTCGACGTCGCCAGATCGACATAAAGGGGAACGGTTTTCAGGGGGCCAGAACGCTGCTTGGCGATGATCACGTCCATCTTGTCGTGGCAACGCTCTAGCGCTGCGCGCAGGTCGGCTTCCTTCTCGACATCACCGCCGCCGAGGTTGTTCAGGCGCCGCTCAAGGTAATAGGCCTCGCGATAGGTGAACATCACGACATCAGCGTCTTCTTCCAGCTTCCCGGACTCCCTGAGATCAGCCAGCATCGGCGTGGGAGGATCCCGCTGTTCGACCTGTCGGCTCAGCTGGGCCAGGGCCACGACCGGCACGTTCATCTCGGTCGCAAGGCTCTTGCAGAGGTCGGACGCCTCGGACACGCGGTCGTAGGTGGACTTTGCTCGGGATGACTGGATCAGCTGCAGGTAATCGAGGACAATCAGGCCCAACGGACAGGCGCTATCGTCCATGCGCTGTTTCGCGCGCTTCGCCGCCGCTCGTAGCCGGGACACCTCGCGCACATCGCGCTCACCCATGTAGATCGGCAAGGACTCCTGCCGCTTGCTCTCTTCGACAAGGGCGCGCATTTCGGCCTCGCTCAAGTCACCCTTGAGCATCCGATTGTAAGGGATCGTCGCCTTCCGCCGCGCAAGCCCCAAGGACAGGAACCGCGTGGCGACCGCTTCCGCGTTCATTTCCAACGACGGAAAGAACACCCCGGTCCCGGCCTCGGCCGCGTTGAAAATGAAGTTCTGGGCCAACGTGGTCTTACCCATCGAAGGCCTGGCCCCGATCAGGATCATGTCGCCGCCGCGCATCGTGCCAATGGCGGCATCCAGCCGACCGAGGCCGGTCGGAACGCCAGGCGGGCTCACACCCTGGTAGGCATCATTGATCTGCTGCACGGCGCCGATGATGGCGCTCAGGTGGGACCGGATCAGGGGCTTCACGCTGGTCTTGTTCAGAAGGCCCCCCGCGGCGGTTTCGACGTCGGTTGCAATTGCCGCAGCGGCATCCCCGCCTTCGATCCGCAGTCGGGCATCATCAAACGACGCAAGCATCTGTCGCTTGGCCGACAGGTCCGAAATAATCGAAGCGTAATCGACAACTGCAAACGAACTGATGGCAGCCCCGGCAAGACGCACGAGATACTTCGGTCCGCCCAGCTCAGCCAGGCCTTCATCGTTTTGCATCGCGGCTTTCAAGGTCACCGGAGACGCCAGCTGACCGGCGTCGATCCGCTCCTTGATCTTGTCGAAAATCCGCTGGTGAACCGGGTCGTAGAAGTCCGACGTGTCGATGACCCCCAGAACTCTGGAATAGGTCTCGTTGTTCGTCAGCAAAGCCCCCAGCAACTGCTGCTCGGCTTCGGGGCTGCTCGTGCAAGACGACAGGTCTTTCTGGGCTAGGCTATTGATCTCTGGCATGAAGTTCATCACCGAATAGGCCTGGGACCATCGAGACCCCGAACAGACGCACGCGGCCCAAGTGCCAAGCCGCCGCCGCATCGCTTTCATCGAAGTTGGCAACCTTCCATCCGAGGCGCTTGCAGGCCTCGAAGACCCGCGGTTTAGCCATGTCGGTGCGCAGGCTGCGCTCACCGATCAGATATTCACGAATGTCACCGACGGAATATTCAGCAACCTTGACGCCCTTCATCCGGGCCACCCCGAAAATGCAGCCACGGTAACCGAAGGCCTGCTGCACGCGGGCTTCCTTTCCAGCGACACCAGCGGCAATCCCCTTTTCGATCACCACGGCATCAGGCCTCCACTTGTCGATCAGTCGCGCGGTCATTCTTAGTGCCTGACAAAAGCGGACATCTTGTGGGTCGCCTGGCTCACCGATGATCTCAGTGTGGCAAACAGGAATCCCCCTAACTTCGCCGAACGCAACGCCAGTGACGCGACCCATATCGAACGCCAGGACCTTCAATGTTCACGCCCTTCGAGGACGTTCAGAACAGCAAATTCTCCGTTCATTCGAATGGCACATTCATTGTAGGCACGCGCAGCATCGATCTTGCTTTCGAACGTGCCGATGTGAACCTGAACGCCGTTATGAGTGATGATGGCTCGGTACTTGGCACCTCGCCGATATACCCCCTTAAACCCAGAGGTATTGTTTATCTGGGGCCCCCGATTGCTCAGGTTCTGAGATTTGGTTGCGAGCCTCAAATTGGAGAGGCGGTTATCACCTGGATTTCCATTGCGGTGATCGACGTCGGTATCCGGCCAACACCCGTGAACCCACGCCCAAACTACTCTGTGGGCCTTAAAGGGACGCGCAAAGATGTAACCCTTTCGGTATCCATTGCCATCAATGGAATACAGAGCTTCGCAACCTGCGTATTTTGTGTTCCACGCCTTGCCTGCGCCTGTGCTCTTAAACATTTCAAGAGGACGAGGCAGCCAAGATAAAGTCCCTGCGTCAGGGTCGCAAAGCAACAACCTGCGCAGGTCTTTTGGGGTCAAAAGCGTTTCACCAGTATTGTGTTGGCTGGAGAAGCTCACTTCGCAGGCTCAGTTTTGGTGGTATCGGAGAAGATGTCCTGCGCTTCGTCACGCCATTTCTTCGACAGCATCACATCAAACATCGGCTCGAAGGTGCGCAGAAAATCGGCACGCGTCGTCTCGCTCATGGCGTTGATCTCGCGGATCATGCCGGCTGCCCGTTTGTGCCAACCCGTGTCAGCCAGAACCGACTTCAAATGAGATCGCAGAGAGCCGGTTGCTTCAGATATGGCCTTCTGCTTGTTCTCCATGTCTGAAATGAATGTTTCGAGATCTGCATAGTCGACCTCAAGTTGCGAGTTGTCGCCGATGGTCTTGTCGTCCTTGGGCATGATGTTTCTCCTTATGCCGATGGTGGAAGTCGGGTGACCGGCTCTGCCCGAAGGCAAGCAGTCACATCCCAAGGCGTCTGAAATATTTTTCCGCCTTGGTTTTCAGTCGGATGTAGGCCTTGAAGGCACGCTCCGCGCGCGCCTCGTAAAAGCGTGCGCGGAGATAATCGAACAGCCTCATCTCCGGCCCTCGATCTTGTCGAACACGACCTCAGCCCCTGCGATCGCCATGACGGCCATCACGTAGCGCAGGCTCGCGTCGTTGTTGCAGCGCAACCAATTGGTGACCTGACGCGGTGACACGTCCAGGACCCGGGCTGCACGCAGGGCCAAATCGGCCTCGGAATGCGTCGGGAAGGCACGCCACAAAAGGGCGGCAAACCATTTACGGGAGGCTTCGGCCTGATCCCGGCCAGTTCTTGCAAGATTTTTCAAGGCTTTGTCTCCATGTTTCACATGTGAAGATGAAACAGGTTCAAAACTTGAGGGGGTTCGAAAGGCGGCGGTCATTGTGCCGCCGCCTTCAACTCTTCTTCGGCTTCGTCATCTGGAAAGAAATCATTTGGCGTGATCTCGATATTCAGACGCTTCGCCTCTCGCAACAGAACGACCGAGCGCTTCATTGGAATAAGCCCGTCCGTACCGCCGCGCTCTTTGGGCTGCGTCCATTTCCAGACCTGGGAGGAGTGAACCCCGGTCAGATCGGAAACGGCTTTCGTGCCGCCAAAGGCTTTTATGATGCTGTTTGCTGGTTCCATGACACCTCAACTTGCGAAAATCCCTACAACTGTCAAGCATTTTGTATCGTATTTCACCATATTCAGGTGGTGATCTTTTCGCTTAGGTCAGGCAATGGACGTGATTGATAGCAACTGGATCAAGGCGAGGATGACGGGCAAGCGCGGCGAGCAGGCCCGCCTGGCTGAGGCTATGGGCATCGACAATGACAAGATGTCGAAGGTCTTGCGTGGCGACCGTCGAGTTCAGCCAGAAGAGATACCGGCCGTCCTGAAATTCTTCGGCGATCAAGAATCGCAAACGACGATCCCCGGATTTTCCGAAGATACGCGGGCGCTCGAATCGCTGATACCTGTCTACTCCGTGGATGCCAGCGCAGGCGGTGGTTCCGTCGTGCTGGAGGAAGAGGTCACGCACAGCCTCGCGTTTCCTGCCGAGTATCTTAAGAAGCTGACCAGTAGCCAGATGGGCGATTTGGCCATCATCAGCGTCAAGGGCGACTCCATGGAGCCAACGCTCCTGGACGACGACGTGGTGCTGCTCGACTTGAGCAAAACGAACCTGGCTTTTGACGGCTTGTTCGTCTTGCGGTTTGACGACGTTCTACACGTCAAGCGGATCGGGAGATCTGGACGCAAAGATCATGTGACCATCCTATCCGACAACCGCGACATCTACCCGCCGATCGAGGCGCCGACCAAAGACATCACGCCCGTTGGCAAGGTTCTCTGGTACGGACGCAAGGTCTGAACACCCTAAAATTTAAGCAATCGCACCCGCTCTGAGCGGGTTCTTTTTTGCGTTACGTTTCAGCAAGCTACACCGTTTGCGGGTTTTGTAGTCTTTTTCACTACTTTTAGGCTTGTCGAAAAGTATCGTTTATCGCTATAAGGGGTCAGAACAAAACCGCCACACGGAGACCCCAAATGCGCGATCACTTCGATCACGAGATCAGGACGCTCGAGCCTGACGAACTGATTACCGAGCCCGGTTTCTACAACATTCCGATGGAGAGACACCACAACCAGCCCTGTGATGGCTACAGCGTGACAAGCTCGGTGCTGCGGACAGTCGAGCTGAACAGCCCCGCCGATCTCTGGCTCCGGCACCCGGACAATCCCGACCGCGAAGTCGAGGATGACAAGACCGCGTTTCGGCTTGGCAGGGTCATGGCCGCATACATCGAACGCGGACCCGAAGGCATGGAGGAATTTGTAAGGATCCTCCCTTCTGCTCCAGCCTCCATGTCCGTCCCGGAAATGATGAAACTGGCGAAGTCAGGCAGCGTAAGGCCGAAAGCGCCACCTCAGCGCCCGACCTTCGATCAGATCGTCCGGTATGTGGAAGGCAACCCGACACCTGCCGGGGCGCGCGCTGTCGAATACTGGTACGACATCGACAGAGATCCCAGGGAAAAGGTTTCCGAAAAAGAGTGGGAGATGATCGCAGGTATGGGCCGGGCTTTGGCCGCGGACCCCGCAGCCTGCGCTGCGCTTGGCGGTATTCCTGAAATCACAATGGCATGGCAGGACGACCGCACAGGCATCTGGTGCCTCGCTCGGCCTGACCAGATTTCCTTCTCAGGCATGATCTCCGACTACAAGAAGGTCAACACCCAAGGTCGACCGTTCAACGGCTGGCTGGTCGATGGCCGGATTACCCAGCACGGCTACGACATGCAAATGGCCTTCGCTGCCATGGGCTTCGAAATATTGACCAGAAACAAGCCCGATCAGGTGGGGCTGGTGTTCCAGTGCGATGCGAAGCCTCACCACGTCATCCTGCGCGAGATCGAGGAAGAGGATCTGCGCATTGGTGAGTTCCGAAACAATCGCGCGCTCCAGACCATCAGCAACTGCATTGCCAGTGGAGATTGGCCCGGTCCCGGCGAACACGTCGAAGCCTATCGGCGAAACAAGGCGCAGCGCGAACGGCTGCTCGAAGAAATGAACTTTGCGGGAGTTGCACCATGAACGAAGAGGCTAGAGCTACGTCGATCACAAACATTCAGGTCGCCAAGGAGGTTGAAGGCATCTCCAGTATCGACCCCGGCCTTGGCGCGTATCAGTTCGAGAACCTTGGCGAACTGGTCCAGTTTTCGGATCTGATGTCGAAGGCTGACGTCATGCTGCCGCCGCACCTGCGCCACAAGCCTGCAATCTGTCTGGCGGTCACTATGCGGGCGATACAGTGGAAGGTCGATCCCTTCGCGCTGGCAATGGAGACCTATCAGGCCAAGGAGAACGGGCCCATCGGGTATCAGGCGAAGGTGTTTGTGTCCGCTCTCGAAGCATGTGCCGGCATTCAGCTGAATTACGAGTACGAGGGCAATTTCACCATTACCAACGAGCCGGCCAAGAGCTCCAAGGGCAACGTCGTTGCGCAACGTGCGGCAGTCGGAGATCGGCGCTGCATCGCATGGGTCGAATTGAAGGGGCGCCGCTTCGAATACGTCAGCCCCCGCCTTGATGAAATCACCGTCAAGAACTCACCGCTCTGGCATTTGGACCCCGATCAGCAGCTTACCTATTACGCTGCGCGCGGTTGGGTGAGGCGCCATAAACCCAGCGTGATGATGGGCGCCTATTCGGCTGATGAAGTCGAAAGCATGGAGCCAATGCGCGACGTCACGCCGAAGCGTGGGGCTTTCGCTCAGCTGGCGGAGGACGCGCGCCACGCCGCGACCGAGACGACCGAGGAAGATCAAGCCCAAACGGAAGGCGAGACCCCCCAAGAGGCCGATCAAAGCCGCACGAATGTGCAGGTCGAAGAGCCCGAAGTAGATACGGAATCGCCGGCCTACCAGAACGGTGTCGAGGCTCGGGAAGGTGGTCTGTCTCGCGGCGATTGCCCCTACCCCAAAGACCCCGTTTCCGCCTCCAACTGGTTCGCCGGGTGGGATTCCGTCGAAAGCGACCACAGCGAGGACTCTGAGTGATGACCGAGCAGCAGAAATTCGCCCTCCGTTTCATCCGGGAATACATCGAAAAGCACGGCCACAGCCCAGCCTACCGCGATATTTCCAAAGGCATCGGTTTGAAGAGCGTCGGCCAGATCCGTCCAATTCTCACGCAGTTGCAGAATTTGGGCAAGATCCGCTTCATCCCAGGCCGGCACCGCAGCGTCGAACTCGTGTCGCCGATGGAACGGGACTTGGCGCGTGTCATCGCGACCTACGATGACGGTTTGATTGACCCCATTGAGGCGATTGAACAGGTGCGGACGATCACCATCGCTGCGGAGGCCTTCGCGTGAGCGAGTACGAGTACCGCCCGCACATGCTTCCGAAGGTCCGTTCGGAAGACTTGATGAACGCCATCGGGGGTACATTTTCCGGCCGGCACGTATCCCTGCCGATGCCTTGCACCATGCGGATCGCGGGGCTGGTCGGGTTGCGCTGCGCTGATCGGCGCACAGTGGTCGGATGCCATTCCGGCAACCTTGGCAAGGGCATGTCCACGAAGGTCTCCGACTTATCTGCCATCGCGGGGTGCATGACCTGCCATGCGCTTTGGGACCGGGTTCAGACCGGCTGGCGCACTCTTCATACCGACCCGGATCTCCGCGCCCAAATGTTTCAGCGGATTCTGGCGGCAACGCACGAAACCCAAGCGATGCTGGTTCAGGACGGCATCATCACAGTCAAAGGAGCAAGCCTGATATGAACGAACGGTACAAAAGTTTGGACGTCATCCTGCCGCAGGGCGCGCGCTCCAGACACATGAAAGCCTCGCAGGCAATCGAGAACGCTGACGATCTGCTGCCGGCTGATGCTCTGGATGGAACGTCGCAGGACATTCGCCAGGCCATCAAGCACCTGCAGGCTGCGGCCGAAAATCTCACTGAAATGCTGGCCTATCGCAAAATCATGGGCGTCGACTGAAAAGGAACCGACTGATGAAAGACGAAATTGAAACAACCGAAACCGCGCTGGTCGTCATCGAGCCGAACCAGATCGCGACAGCCTTCTCTGAGGGCAACGTCGACCCCATCCTGACCCGGATCAAGGAAGAGGTCGCGCTACACACGCCCGATGTCAGCACAAGGAAGGGCCGTGATGCGATCAAGTCCCTCGCCTACAAGGTGGCCCGGTCCAAAACGCTGTTGGATGAAGCGGGCAAGGAACTGACAGCCGAGGCCCAAAAACAGATCGACCAGGTGAATGTGGAGCGTCGGAAGATCCGAGAAACGCTGGACGAATTGAAGCAGCAAGTTCGGAAGCCCTTGGAGGTCTGGGAAACCGCCGAGGAAGAGCGCAAAGCCGCGCTTCGCGAACGGATGAAGGTGTTCGACAAGGACCGGACACATTTCAACATGGCATCATCGGAAATCACAGCCGTGATCACCGAAGTCGAAGCGGTCGAGGTCGAAGAGGGCTGGGACGAATTGAAGCCGATGGCGGTCGACGCCAAGGCCGACGCGCTGACGAAGTACCGGGTCGATCTCGACTCCGCAGAGGTCCGCGAACAGCAGCAACGCCAGATCGAAAAGCTGAAGCAGGAAGCCGCCGAACGCGAGGCGCGCGAGGCCGAAGAGCGGCAGGCTCGGGAGGCCAAAGAGGCCGAGGAACGCCAGGCCCGAGAGCAGAAGGAAGCCGAAGAGCGCGCCGCCCGCGAAGAGCAGGCCCGGATTGATCAGGAAAAGCAGGCCCGGATCCAGCAAGAAGAGGCTGAGCGGCAACGGCTTGCCGAAGAACGCGCCGACAAGCAGCAGGCCGCTTCCGACATCATGGATCACATCAGCGGGTGCGGTGCCGGAAAGATCGGTCCCGACGATCAACCGTTGGGCCTGATCCGGTACGAGTTGGAAAAGAAGATTCCGCCCGAGATCGAAAAGCTGCTGGACGAAGACAGGAAGCGCGTCGAGCAGCACCGCCTTGCCACGCTCGAAATCGTCACCCACCGGCTCAAGGTCGCCGAGGAAGAGGCGGAACGCCAACGGGTGGCCGAGCGGGAGCGTGCTGAGAGTGAGGCCGCCGAGCGCGCCTTGGAGGAAGCGGCAGAGCGGGAGGCTGAGGTAGCCCGTCTGACTGCCGAGGATCTGGAAAGGCGCAGATCCGATCAGGCCCGTCGCGACCGGATGCTGAAAGAAGTTACAGCTGCCCTGGCTGAATATCCGATCGAGGAAATGGCCCAGGCCATTTGCGACGGCAAGATCCCGCACGTTCAGATGGTGTTCTGAGATGGGACGGAGAGATGACCTCCCGCACTTCGCCAGCCTGCGGGAGCCGGTGCACGAGGATGACTGGCGGGACAAAGCCCAGATGATCGTGCTGAAACTTTTGGCCGCGGTGTTGGTTCTGACAGCCCTCTACTGCGCCGCCATGATCGTCAGCGTGATCTATCGGATCTGGAAGATGGGAGTTTGACATGACCGCGCAGAAGTACACTGAGACCCAGATCCAAGACGCCATGGCCCTACGTGAGCGGGGCCTGTCCTACGGGCAGATCGCCACGAGGGTCGAGATGACAGCGAAAGCGGTCTCGCACCATTGCCTGATGCGAGGCGTGGACAGCCCAAGTACCGCTGACAAGCCAACGGTCAACAGCAATCCTCGCACCTACTTTCGCAATGGTGTGATGGTGCGTGAGTTCACCCCGGAAGAGGACCGCAAAATCCTCGATTGGGCGCTGGCGGGGATGTCTCGCTATAAGATGGCGCGCCGCCTGGGCCGGGCGAACAATTCTGTCATTGCCCGGCTTGCGACACTGGCCCGCAACGAACAACGGGCCGAGAAAGCATCAGGGGTCGAGATATGA